GCCTGCGGCCTTTGAAGCCGCAGTCAGTCTGCCGAATCGCTGCCCGATGATCTCGTCATTTTTCATGCCGAGATAATACCTAACTATTTGGCAACAAACAGCACACACCCCTGATCTTCAGCGCGAACCGTGAGTTCTCGATCGGCGCACATTCCGGTGTCCGGGTTGAACGCGCTGCATCGGCCGCAGAGTTGCCCAGGCGGCAAACCGCCATCAAACATCTTGACGACCTCGTTCGGAAGGCCCGGCATGTCGCGCGCGGCGGCTTTGGCGGCGAGCTCTGAAGCCGACGTGGGGCCTTCTGGAATGATGAAAGTCGCCGTACCGTGCGACCTGGCCCACGCCACATCGCAGAGCATGTTGGCGTAGGAAAAGTGGGGGTCGATGCCGACCTTCACGACGCGTCGCTTGAACTGGTTCGTCTCTTCATCTTTCTCGGCGATCAGTGCGGTTTTAGTGAAGTGATGAAAGGCCCTCGGCAGCACGGCCATCATCTGAGTCTTGCCCTTTTCCTTGACGTCCTGCACCAGGCCTTGAGGGTCTGGAAACAGGCACATGGGCTCTTTTGCCGTGAATCGGGACATACTCACTTGCATGCACTTGTATTGATCCATTCTGAGGGTGTAGCGGTCTCGCTCGCCTTCATCCGTCCGACGCTCACTCACGTCCAACTTTGGAGCGTCGCCCCAAACGATCATTCCCTCTTTCATGGACCCGAAACTGTCGCACAGGAAGACACGCCCCTTGTGCCTGTTCGCAAAGCGCTTGGCCTCGGAGTAATTGGGGTTGATCTCCAGCACGCACACGGCGATGTCGTACTGAACCATCAGCTCGTCGCATCGGGCAAAAGGATCTTCGCTGAACACCTCTTCGACGTGCACCACCGCCTGGCGGCCGTCGGGCAGCCGCTCCTTGATGACACACACGTTGTACTGGCCCATCTGGTCGATGCCCATGTACGCACCTCTCGCGCGCGTCTTCCACTGCACGCCCGCCCGCTTGCCAGCCTCGACGCACTGCGCCAGGTGCTCCAGGGTCACCGGCACTTGTGACGGGTCCAGGTACGGCTTGCCCAACTTCCGGTTGTAGAAGTTCTTCATGTCCGTCGCGCCGTTGAACGCCGTGATGATTTCATCGGCGCTGATCGTCGGGCTCAGGAACTGGGGGAAGTGGATTGAGCGGATCCGCAGCCGGCGCTCTTTCAGCGGCACGTCCACCTCGGGCCCGCGGTCGCGCTCGGGCACCTCGGCTATCCACTCGCCGTGCTGGGTGTCCACCAGGTAGTGGCCGTTCTCGCACACGTACCGGTAGATGTCGCGGTCGCTGTCGTACTTGATGCACTGGGGGAAATAGTCGTCCAGCGGCTTCGCGGCGCCGCACGTCGGGCACTTCGAGTGAAAGCGGTGGCGCGTGCCCTTCTTGTACCAAAAATCGATGTCGGCATCGGGCCAGTTCGCCGTGCTGCCCATCAGCATGAAACGCAGCTGGCTGGCGCTCACGCGCTCGTAAGTCTTTTCGATCTGCTCCAGCGTCATCTCCTGCACTTCATCGAAGCTCAGGACGTCCATCGGAATCGACTCGGTTGTCGCCCGGCCCGACGTCCACGAAAAGATGAACAGCGCCTGATCGATGCGCCGCCGGTTGACGTTGCCCTCGCCATTCTTGCGCCCGGATCCATCGGCCGCGTCTTGCGTCATGAGCTCGTGCACGCTGGGAACGCTGCGCACGATCGGCATGAACCGTTCGCTCGACTTCAGGCCCGCCAGGTTCATGTCGGGCAGGAACATGCCCACGATGCAAGGCCCGAACTTGATGCCCAGGTAGATCGTCGCCAGCATTTCCATGACGGTGAAGCCCACCTGTGCGCACTTCATCAGCACCAGCACGTAGCGGTAGGCCTCTTCGCGCGTGCTGGGGATCTGGTCATAGATCCAGGCCATGGCCGGCCGGTCGTCCAGCGTGAAGGGCTTGCCGTCCACCTTCAGGCCGTCGGACCTGTCGGGCTTGGTGCCGCGTCCCAGGTGCTCGCACCACTCGCGAAACGTCATGCCGTCGGGGATGACTTCGCGCGTGTCCAGCTTGAAGCCGGTTTTTTTCTCCAGTTCAGCGATGGCCTCGGTGAGCCCCATGCTGAAGTCGGGCAGCGCGCGCCGGTTGCCGCGGCCGGCGCCGGTTGGCTTGTAGGCCCGGCCGTTGGATGCGAACGCCATGTCAGACGCGCAGCGAGGTGGTGAAACCCTGGCGGCTGTTCAGCTCAGCCAGCCGCACCATGATCCGCTTCTGCGTCTCCGGTGACTCGCGGCCGATCTCATCGATGACGATCTCGTAGAAGTTCTGCATCTGGCGCAGATCCCACACCTCCTGCACCGCCTTGATAGCGGTCTCCAGCAGGCCAGCGCGCCGCACGATCGACTTGTCGAAGGCCGCCGGGTTGTTGATGACCTCCACCAGTTCGCCGGTCTCAGGGTCCGCGCGGGTCTTCATGGCGTAGGCACGCAGCATCTGGGCGTCGCCATAGAGCGCGTGGATCTCGGCCACGAAGTCGAGGTTCTGCAGGCCCGATTCACCGGTCTTCGCAATGTAGTTGGGGCTGGGCGCCGCCGGCAGGTGCATCGCGATTTTCTCGGTCTTGTTGGCCCGGGCCTCGCGCTGTCGGTCGGTGCCGCCGGCCTTCTTGACCTTCTGCACGATCCTGGCTTTCGCGTTGATCAGCTGGGGCTTGGGGACGTCCGCGCCTTTGGCGATGCGGATCCACCGCCACTTGGTCGGCTCGGGGATGTCGGGGAACCGCTCAAGCACGATTTTCCAATTGTTGGCGCCCACCGTCGCCAGGTGCAGGGTGACGGCTTCGAGGAATTCAGCTTTTTGAGGATGTTCGGCCATGGCGCGATGATAGCGTCACGAGACTATCACCGATTACTGTCACCGATGCGCCCGCGTTGCGCCCGGACGGCCCGCCGGAACAATGAAACCGAGCAGCTGCGCGGGTTTGCGGCCGGTTGTATTCAGATCTTTACTCTGATTCCGCCAGCAGATCGCTGCAGCCCACGGCGCCCACCGGGCACGCGTCGGGCTTGCCGGCATCGAACACGAGGCCGCACGTGTAGCAAACCCAGGCAGGCAGCACCGGAATGCCGCCCACCAGGTCTTCGGATTCGTCGCCGGGTTCAACCACCATGGCCACAGCATCACGTCACGCCGCCAGCCCCACAAGCGCGCGCATCGACTGGGCCGCGTGCACGATGGCCGCCACACTGCCGTGGTTGATGATCTGCTGAGCCCGATCGCACGCAGCACTGAAAGCGCGCGCATCGTCAGCCGACACCCGGCAACCGCGCTTTGTGCATTGTTCCGCCGCGCTGATCGCGCCACGGATGACGCGGATGTCTGGCGTGTCGGCGTTGCGCTTGTCGTAGACGTGCACGAAGCCGGCCAGCGTCAGCATCGACGACATCGAGTAAATCACCGCCGGGTCACGGTCGCCGATCTGCTCCCAGGCGCGCAGCTCGTCCACCAGCAAGGCGTTGAGCCACTGCGCACGGCTTGCCTCGGCGGCCTCGTTGATGGCGGCTTGCTGCCGGTCGGCGTCGCTGGGTGCGTGCCTGGCGCCGGCGTTGAGGAAGTTCATGAGGTTCACAGCGCCCGCCCTTCAGCGTCCAGCGCCTGCATGTCGCGCAGCACGGGGTGCAGCGGGCCACCAGCTGGCAGCACCTTGTGCAGCGGCTCGCCAGCGTGCGCATCGTAGGCGGCCATCCAGGCGGCCATCCAGGCGTCACGCATCGGGCCGGACTCCCACAGGCATGAATCGCGGGCGTCTCCAGCATGGGCCGCGATGGTGCCGGCGGCCCGGGCGATGTTCAGATCGTTTGATGTCGGGCCCGTCATGATGCGTCCTGCGTGTCGGTGGCGGCTTCTGGGTCGGTGGCGTCTGCCATTTTTTTCTTGGGCCAGTCACCCCGAAAGATAGCCCAGTCTTCTTCCTCAAAATTTACATACTGAGACAGGTTGTTCTGGATGATTTTCACCATCGCCCAGTATGCGGAAGAGTCGCCTTTTTTTCCAAGCTGGACCAGAGCGCAAAACAAAACGCGCATTTCCTGAGCGATGCGCCACCCAGCGATTGCCTCGCCAGATTGCTGTCCAGCAGCGTACTCGCGGCATGAAGGGAACACCACGTACCCGTCGTTGGTCTCTTGAAGTTCGAGATAGCCGTTCTTCTCAAGCATGGACAAGACGCCAGAAACACTGACGTGACCTGAAATAGTGACAGGCGTCCATGCGCCGTTGAAAGCGTCTGACTGTTTTTTGTTAGAAGCCATGGGTTCTCCAATATCCACCGGGAAGCGCCCGGCACGCGCTTCGATTATCAATCAATTCCGGTTATGCGGAGCGCGCGGCGTTCAGAAAGGCTGCGATGTCGGGCGTCCATGCGCCATACCGAACCACCTCAGACTCAAAAGCTGCGATGTCGTGCTCCACGATGCCGAACACTGGCAGGCCGTCGCGGTCAAAACGCGGAGCGCCGAACTTGTCGAGCGACTGGCGAACATGACAGAGCTCGTGCCACACCAGCGCCTCGCGCTGCACCGGCGAAGCCTGGCGCCACCACTCGGCATCAAGCACCACCACGAACTCAGGCAGACCACCCAGGATGACGGCCAGCAGCTGCAGGCCCAGATCCTTGAAGCCGCCCTGAAACATCGTCTTCACGGCGTGCACGCTTCCCAGTTCGCGCTTGCCGCCCTTGTCCTTTGGCTGGCCTCGCATCAGCCAGCCGAACTGCACCTCGTTGTCGGACAGGTGGCGGTGCACGGGATCCAGCATCAGGCGCGTGGCGATGTCCGCGGGGTGCGCATCGCGGGGCGGCAGCTCGAAGGCTTGAAAGTCGTCGTCGTTTTCCATGGCGCCAGTGTGCCGTCACGCCTGCGAAAGGTACGCAGCAGCGCGCGCCAGCACGTCGCCATGGCATGCAGCTGGCGCGCAGCAGCAGCACAAATCGCGGCCGTGTAGCAGCCGGACGGCTTCACCCATGCCGGGTTGCCTTTGGATGGCGATCCACAGCCAGCGCCGGTATTTTTCGACCACCTCAGCCCGGTCGCCGTCACGGCCAATGACGAACGGGTTTCCCCACCGCGTGCCGCGCATGATGTTGACAGCGCCGGCAGGCACCTGGCCGCCGTGGTGGTGTTTGTTGAGCACAGCCATCGTCACGCCTACCCAAAAAACGCAGCCGTCAACGGATCACGCACAGGCGCGTCAGCCCAATACTTGGCGCGCTGCATCGCCTTGCGGTGCTCCCACTCGCCAGACCGCCGCATCTGGCCACGCATGCGCCGCGTGCGCTCAGCGTCGGTCATGGGCTTCGGTGGCTTCGCGTTGCGCCCAACACCTGGCGCATAGACCATGGCAAACGGCCCGCCGTTCGGGTGGCGCTGCCAGCTTGCAATGTGCACCTCGCCAGCGTCAAGCAGGTCGGCCGACCACCGCGACACGACGGCCACGGACAGGCCCGTGCGCTCACGGATCTCGGCTTGCGTGCCTGGCATGGCTTTGAGCACCACGGCTCGGTAGGCTTGTTTGGTCATGGGGTAGCGAAGAGGTCGAATTGTGGGGCGGGCGCCCGGGCGGCTTCGAT